TGCACGTAGAGGGCACAGAGAGGGTCACGGCAGAGTTCGACTACATGGCCGAGGTGTTCATGTCCCTTATGCACCGCTCCTGGTGCAAGAGCTTCATCGTGGTGTCTAATCACGACCAGGCCATTGAAGGTTGGCTGCGGAACAGCAGTGCCGTGATCGACCCGCCGAACATGCGGGACTGGCATTGGTTGAACATGCAGGCCTGCTCCTTCCGAGAAGCTGGGCTGAAGTTCCATCCCTTCAAGTTCTTGCTGGAGTACTACATGGCCCGCCACTTGGACCCACGTGACGGTGAGGGGCCGGATATGCCTCAGTTCCTCCTTGAGGATGACAGCTACAAGATCAACGGACAAATCGAGGCCGCTCTGCACGGGCACCTCGGGCCTAGCGGGGCACGGGGCACGCCGCGAAACATCGGCCATGCCGGTAAAGTCAACAGTGGGCACACGCACTCCGCAGGCATCTTTGAGGGTGTTTATACGGCGGGTGTGTACGGTAAGCTCGACATGGGCTACAACAAAGGGCTATCAGCCTGGAGCCACAGCATGATCGTGACCTACCCGAACTCCAAGCGAGCGATCCTGACAATCAAGAACGGAAAGGCATGGCGATGAAACTGATCATCAACGGACACGCCCAACACGGCAAAGACTTTTTCGCCGACAGGGTGGCGGATATGCTTGGCCTCCGCAAGCTCAACGCGAGCATGTGGTTCGCCGAGAAGGTCCTGATGCCCGCGTTCCCCTCAGAATACGCCTGTGTTGAGCAGGCTTACCAGGACCGTGTAAATCACCGCTCACTCTGGTATGAGATGATGCGGATGGGTGACTGGCAGGCTCGCTTCATGGAGGTGTCCGACATCTTCTGTGGGCACCGAAACATCGAAGAGCACCAGCAAATGGTGGCTGACACTGGGGCGTTCCGTATCTGGGTCAACTGGGTGGACAAGCCGCATGAACCTGCTGCATCGTCTCAGTGGCAGAACCCAGACGACATCATGATCAACCACGACTTCATATTCACGCACAACGGACATCCCGATGAACTCGACGGCGCATTGACCCGTCTGAAGGAGGTACTATGACCAACGCGACTATCCCTCTGGCGAAGGGCTATAACGCCGCAAAGCAGAACTTCCCGGGCTTCCTGTCTGTGAAGCTCGACGGTATTCCATGCCGCATCGACTTCGACGCTGACGCTGGGACCTTCGCGGTACGCACCCGGCAGGGCAAGGCGATGCCCTCTGTGGAGCGTCAAGCTGGGCTGCTGGTAGCGTCTCTGTACGACGCAGGATGTATCCGAAACGGTAAGCACACGTTCGTCGGGGAAGTCACGCACAAGACCCTCAAAGACTTCAAAGACGCAGGTGGTGTGATCCGCCGCCAGACGCAGCAAGAAGACCTGAAGATCAACCTGTTTGATTACACGGCAGACACGACAATGGACATGGACTTTGGCCAACGTCTGATCGTTCTGGTGTACTTGATGCAGCACTTGAACCACGAAGACTTCAGCCTGTGCCCGCAGTACCACGTGGAATACCCTGCGCAGTACGAGGGCATCAAGGCAGAGCTTATTGAGCGCTTCCCTGGAGCCGAAGGTCTGGTGTGGCGCGGTGCACAGCATCGCTTCGAGCCAGGTAAGCGCAGCAACGATTACATGCGCGTACTGGACAAGCCCACTGCGGACCTACTGGTTGTAGGGTATGAAGAGGCCATCGACAAGGAAGGCAACCCGAAAGGCATGGTGGGTCGCATTAACGTGCAGTGGAAGATGGAAGAAACCGTGGGCGTTGGTCCAGGGAAGATGACCCATGCTGAGCGTACAAAGGTTTGGCAAGAGTACATCGCCGCTGGACGGAACATGCCCGGTGGCCCTCGTCTGTGTCAAGTCGAGTACAAGCGTGATCCGGCGTACACTGCGATGCGGGAGCCGACTTGGCAGATGTGGCGCACGGACAAAGACGAGGTGAGCTATGAGTAACGGCAAGTACAAATTCTTGGAGTACATCCAAGCGAAGATGACTGGGCGGCGCGTGGCGGCGATGCCGCTGACTTCCGTGTCCGTGTCTACGGGTATACAGGACATCGGTACTGTAGAAGCGTACGCCCTGGAGATCATGGATGTCCGCGTCGATATGGGTTGCCGTAAGGCGATTGATCCGAAATTAATGGAGCAAGAGTTGCAGGCGATGTCTGCTGAGTTTGCGCACATGGTGTTCGGAGACGTGCGCCAGGACGCCAAGGAGCTTCTGCTGGCTATCCGCACCTTAGAGGTCGAGATGGGTCCGCAGGTGTACCGCCACACCGACGAACTGCGCTATCAGGTCACGCAGATGATCAACAAGATGGAAGCATAAGGAGACACACGTGTACCAGATATTCGACAGCGAGACTGAGAACCATCAGAGCTACAAGCGCACCGCGAACCCGTTTGACGAACGTAACTACGTGGTGCTGCGCGGCTGGATGATCGAAGGCGGGCCTAACCAGGCGGAGCGATTTACTGGGCGCACTCCTGACAACTACCTGCGTATCCCACCCGAGGTGATGATCCTTGTGGGACACAACATCAAGTTCGACCTGCTATTCGAGATGACCCACAACAATCCTGACCTGGCTGCGTTCTTCAAGCGCGGCGGTAAGATATGGTGCACGCAGTACGCGGAGTACCTGCTACGGGCGCAGGAGAAAGACGCACACATGTGTGCGATGGACAGCATCATCGAGAGCTATGGAGGTAAGCTCAAGGTGGATGGCATCAAGGACCTTTGGAAGGCCGGGGTGTTGACATCTGAGATCGACCCGGACCTGCTGCTTGACTATCTGATCGGCTCCGAGGAGGAGAGCCGCAAGGGTGGGGACATCACGAACACAGAGTTGATCTATCTCGGGCAAGTAAAGGCTGCCAAGCAACTCGGGATGATGCGGGCTATCCAGGCGCGTATGGACGGACTGGCCTGCACCACGGAGATGGAGTACAACGGCCTGAAGATCGCAGTGAAGCAAGCAGGTGAAAACCTTAAGGACCTCACCGCCCAGCGCGATACGGCAGAGGAGGAGCTTGCCAAGTACACCGGAGACATACCGGAGGAGGTTGGGTTCAACTGGGGTTCCGGCGTGCACGCATCGTGCATCATCTTCGGAGGGACAATCAAGTACCAGAAGCAGGCAACATACATCGACCCTAACACGGGGCAAAACGCACGCTTCCGGGTGACGGAGAAGTGGCCCCTGTTCGACAAAGAGCCATATGATCCTGCTGACTGCCTACCCATTGACAGCAAGCCGGGACATTTGATGCGTAAAGTCGGAGACGGCTGGGTGCATCAAGACACGTTTGCTGGAGGTGCCAAGAAAGGCGACCCTAAGTTCAAGAACGTCCAGAGTTGGGGAGAAGAGAAGGTCAAGTACCAGGACTTCTTCTTCAAGCTCGACGGTTACACCACGCCAAAGGACGAATGGGCAGGCAAGCTCAAGGACGGCGTAGGCGGAAAGGTCTACGGAACTAGCTCTGAGGTGGTGGAAAAGCTCGCCAAGCGAGGCGTGCCCTTCCTGGAGGCTCTGGGGCGTAAGCAAGCCTTGGACAAGGAGATCGGCACGTACTACGTCCGATACGATCCTAAGCGCAAGATGCACGTGGGTATGCTCACATGCGTCCAGCCAACGGATCACATCGTGCACCACAGCTTGAACCACACGAACACAGTCACCACTCGCCTGAGTGCGAACAACCCGAACTGCCAGAACATCCCTCGGGGTGACAAGTCCACCGTCAAGAACATCTTTGTCAGCCGCTTCGGGGATGACGGTCAGATGATTGAGGCGGACTACAGCCAGCTTGAGGTGGTTGTGCAGGGTTTGCTGTCAGGTGACAAGAACCTGATCGCCGACTTGATCGACAAGGTTGACTTTCACTGTAAGCGCGTGGCCCTGAAGAACGGGATCACCTACGAGGAGGCACTGGACTGGTGCAAGAACGAGGATCACCCGGAGTACGCGAAGTGGAAAGCTGAGCGCACCAAGTGTAAAATCTTCTCGTTCCAGCGGGCCTACGGAGGCGGCGCAGGACTGATCGCAGAAGAGACCGGCATGGACTTGGAGGAGGTCAAGGACCTCATTGCCAAGGAAGACGCCGAGTACTCCCAGATCGTGAAGTTCAATGAGGCTGTACAGAACGAGGTAGAGCGCGGCGCAGAAGTGTTCCGCGATCCGCACAGAGGCTTCAGGAACTTCCGCAAGGGATACTGGCAGGCACCTACGGGCACGATCTACGGATGGCGCTCTTATGATGCACCTAGCTTCCTGCGCCAGCGTGGAGTAGAGGAGAGCTTCAAGCCCACAGAACTCAAGAACTATCCTGTCCAGGGAACTGGCGGAGAGATCGTCCAGCTTGTGCTGGGCGTACTATGGCGGTACTTCACCATGAAAGACAACTATGGTGGCAAAGCACTGCTCGTGAACACCGTGCACGACTGTATCTGGGTCGATGCACACAAGGACGTGGCTGAGGAAGTCTGCCGCGACATCAAGAAAATCATGGAGAGCGTGCCGCGCTTGTTGAAGGCTTACTTCGACATGGACTGCCCGGTTCCTTTCCCAGTTGACGTTGAGATCGGGGACAACATGCTCGATCTACACCATGCGCTATAGGAGACTAATATGTCACACGCATTGCTAGACCAGGCCAAGAAGGCAAAAGAAGACGGACAGCTTCCCGACCGGACACAGGGTGGTGGCGACTTCGGATACGAGACACCTGCGAAGGGCGCGACCGCTGCCCGGTTCATCGGCTACGTCGAGATCGGCGAGCGCGAACAGGGCGAATACCAAGGGCAGCCTAAGCCGCCTGCTATGGAAGCCTGGTTCTTCTTTGAGCTTCTGGGTAAGAAGCACGCCAAAGAGATCGAAGTGAACGGCGAGAAGAAGACGATCTACCCTATCCACCGTGAGAAGGTGCCGGTCAAGGGCGGCGAACGCTCGAACTACACCAAGCTGATCAAATGCATGGCCTATGGCCGCGATATGACGCACCCGGCAGAGTTCTTGAACGAGGCGTTCCTGATCCACGTGGTGCACAGCGAACCATCAGGCGAGAAGAAGACAGTATACGCGAACATCCGCACCAAAGACAAAGGCTGGCTGGTCGGAGCACCCATGTACAACGCCAACACGGACCCGTTGGGCGAAGAAGACATGCAGCCGTTGCCGGTCCCAGAGGCAACCGCACCTCTGAAACTGCTGCTGTGGGAAAGCCCTACGATTGAGCAGTGGCAGAGCATCTTCATCGACGGTACACGTATGGTCAAGAAGAAGGTCGATGGCGTCGAAGTCGAAGAAGAGGTGTCCAAGAACTGGATGCAGGAGGCCATCATGGCTGAAGCTCTGGACTTCAACGGTTCTGCCTTGGAAGCGCTGGTACTGGAGAACGGTGGTGTCTCCTTTGATGGTGGTAAAGCTGAAGCTGATGCTGAGGACCCAAAACCAGAGGATACGCCAGACGAGAAACCTGCGGACGGCGGCGACGTTGATCCATTGGACGCGCTCGGCCTGACATAATGAGCGTACTATCTCAATTCGGTGTGGCGGAGGGTGATCTACCCTCCGTCCCCGGAGCGCGTAAGATGCCACCTGTGGTGCCTGGTCGCGTGGTTCACATTGACGCTGACTTCCTGGCGTATCAGGTATCAGCAGAGAGCGCAGACGAGCTTGACCCAGAACAGCCGAACGTACCGCGCAAGTCTCTAGCAGACATGCAGCACAACGCACGGCAGGCTGTGGAATACATGACGGCACTGTGCGCAGGTGAGACATACGTGTGCCACCTGACGCCATCCCAGAGTGACAAGGGCGGACGGGCGGCGCGTGCCGTGACGCAGGAGTATCAGGCTAACCGGGCAGCCCGCGACGACAGCCCGGAGTTCCTGCATGAGATGCGCCGGTACATCGCTCACGAGCTTAACGGTAGCGTTCACCTGCATCAGGAAGCGGATGATGGTTTGGCGCAAGCGAACTACAATGCGCAGGACCCCAACCTCTCCGTTATCGTCAGTATGGACAAGGACCTCCGCATGGTCCCTGGACTGCACTGGGATTACAAGACAAAGAAGGTGATCAATGTTGACGATCCTTTCGGAGAGATTTGGATTGACGCTACAGGGTCCGCGAAGAAGTGCCTCGGGTGGGGAACCAAGTTCTTCTGGGCACAGTGTTTGATGGGCGACACCGCCGACAACATCAAAGGCGCACCTATGGTATGCGGAGAGCACTACCTGGAAGTGCAGCCGACTAAGGCTTACGAGAAGCTGATGGCGGACTTCATCGCGATCACGCCGGATACTCCCCAGGAGACAGCGGATCGTATCGAGGCGCGGCTGGATGCAGCACGTAACCAGACAAAGAAGTGCGGCCAGGTGATGGCGTACGACCTGCTTAAAGACTGCCGTAGCGATGTGGAGTGCTTCCGTCTCGTCAAGGCGGTCTTTTGTCGTCTGGGAGCCGTGCATGACTTCACGCACTGGCGTACAGGAGAGATCGTGTCGCCAACACAGGCGCTCTTCGGAGACATGCTGCTTCTGTGGATGCGGCGTAATGACAACCCAGACGATGTGCTGGCATGGTTGAAGGATAAGCTGAAGTGACCATTGAAACAGCATTGAAGCACTACTCTACCGATGAACTGAAGGCCGTTGTTGAGGCTGAGCGAAAGTTCGGCACCGACGAGGCCGCAGACATCGTGCAAGGTATGGTAGACACACGGGAGGCCCGGGAATATGCGGAAGCTCAAGCGGAGTGAGATACCTATTGCCACCCAAGCGCTGCTCAAAAAGCAGGGCTATCAGTGCCCTCTATGCGGAGGCAGTCTCAAAGCAGGAGCTAAGAAAGACCCTGTGCTCGATCACGACCATACCACCGGAGCTATTCGTGACGTTCTATGCCGGAACTGCAACGGGATCGAAGGCAAAATATACAACCTTGTCCGCCGCGCTCAAAATGGCTTGGCGTACGTGGCTTGGATCGCCCGCCTCTCAGAGTACTGGGAGCGCCACAAGGTGAACCAGCACAATCTCATTCATCCGACACACCTGACTGAAGAAGAAAAGCGCCTACAACGCAACGCGAAAGCGCGAGCGCGGCGGGCGGCATCAAGGGGTTGACAATGGACCTACAGGACCAGATCAGATGGGAGCAGACAATGCTCAATTACGGTGCGGATCGTTTCCGTGCTCAGGAGAACAGCTTGATCGACGGTGGGCACTACGCTCAGACCAGCGCGGGAAGCAAGCTCCTAAAAGGCTACCTGTCTCAGGTATCCGAGTACATCAGCAACTATCTGGCTGGTAACTGTGGTCGCCGGGGCAAATACTGGAAGGTGCTCGACCTGGTTGACGCGGACAAGATAGCGATGTTCACATTGCAATCCTGCATAACTGCTCTCTACGTTGAGAGCCACGTCACCTCCATCGTACGACAGATCGGAGGTATGGTACAAGACGAACTGAGATTTAAGACGTTCGAGGCGGAGAACAGTGAGTTGTTCCGCACGCTCCAGAACGACATGGACCGACGACAGACGGACAGCTACCGACACCGACACCGAGTGCTCGTCCACGCCATGAATAAAGAGCAGATCGAGTGGAAAGCCTGGGACGACGAGACCCGGTTTGGTGTAGGCGCTACAGCGCTCTCCCTGATGCTAAAGTCGAGCGACCTGTTCGAGAAGAAAACGATCAGTAGCGCCCGCAAGAAACAGCAGTTCCTTGTGCCCAGCGAGGCGGCGCTAGAATGGATGGAACGTAGTGACGAGGCGGTGGCGGCTATGCTGCCAGATCGGATGCCCTGTTTAATCCCTCCTGCTGACTGGGATGACAACTACGCCGGAGGATATTACACTCCAAAACTACGGATGATGACACCTCTCGTCAAAACTCGCCGTGGACCCGCAGGAGACGCCCACAGGAGGCTTCTTCGCTCCACCGAGATGCCAGAGGTGCTAAACGCAGTCAACGCCCTCCAGAGGACACCCTGGCGCGTCAACTCGGCGGTGTTGGAGACCATGCAGATCGTTTGGGACCAAAACCTGGGTATAGGTATGCCTCCATCAGAGCCTTTGGACATTCCGCAGTCTCCAGTGCATAACCTAGATCGGTCCAACCTGACACCGCAGCAGGAGAAGGACTTCCAAGACTGGAAGGGGATCGCCCGCGAGATGCACACAATGGAGAAACAACGGCAGGGTAAAGTGCTGCAAACAGCGCGTACCATCCGCATAGCGGGCCTGCTTAAGGACAAGGAGCAGTTCTACTATGTGTACCAGTGCGACTTCAGAGGAAGGGTTTACTCGGCAGCCTCCGGCGTATCGCCACAGGGCGACGACGCGGGAAAAGCTGTCTTGCAATTCGGTGAAGCTAAACCGCTTGGGACGCGCGGTCTATATTGGCTCAAAGTCCACGGCGCGAATAAATACGGCGAGGATAAGTGTTCCTTCGATGCCCGCGCGGCCTGGATCGAAGACCGGCACGATCAATGGGTGGCTGTTGCTGAAGACCCTATTGGAGCACGTGCCTATTGGAAAGACGCAGACAAACCTTGGCAGTTTCTTGCATTCTGCTTTGAATACGCGGAAGCTGTACAAGTTGGAGCAGCATACCGGAGCCGTCTGCCCATTGCTCTCGACGGGAGTTGTAACGGCCTTCAACACTTCTCCGCTATGCTACGGGACCGAGTGGGAGGTCGAGCAGTCAACCTGACGGACACCGGGCAACCAGAAGACGTATACCAAGAGGTGGCTGATGTCTGCTGGGACAAGTTGCTCCTGGCTCGATCATCCGGGGAAGGTATGGCTGCGAACTGGATAGATTGCATACAGGCTGCTGGGCATGAAACGATGCCACGGTCCTTGACCAAGAAGCCGGTTATGACACTGCCGTACGGATCAACCCAGCAGGCTTGTACAGGAAGCATCCTGGCATGGTACGCTCCTATAGGTTCTGGTCTTCCCGACAACGAGACCTTCGCGCATTGCGTGTACCTTAGCCACTTGTTGTGGGAAAGTATCAGTGAAGTGGTCGTTGCGGCACGAGGTGCTATGGACTGGTTACAAGAAGCGGCAGGCACGCTGGCCCACGAGGGTGAACCACTGGTATATCGTTCACCCATGAACTTCCCTGTGTACCAGGGGTCGCGCAAGTCTGAGAAGAAAGAGGTGTACTGCTCAATTGGTGGTAGCCGTATGCACTTGATGATCCAGGTTGATACCGAAGAGATAGACGCACGGAGACAAAGGCAGGGTTCAAGCCCCAACCTTGTGCACCACGTTGATGCCACTCACATGATGATGTGCATTAACGCCGGGGCGGAGCAAGGTATCGACAGCTTCGCTATGATCCACGACGACTTTGGTACACATGCCTGCCACATAGACGAGTGGCACGGTATAATCCGACACTGCTTTGTTAGGATGCACTCTGATAACGACTTCCTAGGTAAGTTCAAGAAAACACAGGAAAACTCCTCGGGTTTGACCCTCAATACGCTGCCTCCTAGCGGGGACCTAGATATTGAGGAAGTGTTTGAAAGTACTTACTTTTTCGGATAGGGTCAATAAAACCCCAACCTGGAGGGAAGAGTAATATGATACACAGGGAGCACCCCAGGGAGCTATTAGGGAGCTATATATGCTGAAACCCAACCGACCATCTATTCTGACGGACAAAGCCGTAGCGAGAGTTCTGGCTGTCCTCATTCCCCGCAAACACACAAACACCAGCACTCTGTACGATGTGGGCTACGAGCAAGCCAAGGCAGATATAGCCGAGGTGTTCTCTCAAGAGTTAAATGTGGAGTTCACTCAAGGAGTTCCCGTGCAGCGTATGATCAAGGACCTGAAGCGATGATCCGCATGGCTGGTTCCGGGGACCTAGAGTTCCTGATGATCATCACCCAGGAGTTCAACGACAAGCTGTACGGCGTACCCCTCAACATCGACAAGACCTGGGATACCCTGGAATTGATCGTGGAGGGTCCGATGGGTGTGGCTTACGTATCCGACAGAGGTGCCATCGTAGGCACCATCGAAGAGGACCCCTTCAGAAACTACACCGTTCTTCAAGAACGTGGGTGGTACGCAACAGACCGTAGTGGCTTGCGCCTACTGCGGGCATTCATTCAACACGGGATCGACATTGGCGTTGACGAGATACGCATGACGACCCTGGAGATAAACCCTGCCGCCGAGCGGCTATTGGAACACAGTGGCTTCGACCGGAAGGAAACTTCATGGGGGCTGCGAGTAAGGAGATGACATGGCCGCATTCAGCAGCATCGCTCTGGGCGCATCCGTTGCGCTAGGCATCGGTAGTGCAGTAGCACAGAACAACGCCGAGAAGAAGCGCCGCGCAGACGTTCGACGCGCCACACAGCAACAAGAGACAGAGGCCCGCGAGGCAGCGTCCCTCCTGGACATCCGAGAAACGCCCGACGCCCGGGTTGAACTTGGAAGTCAGGATGACGATGATCGCCGTCGCCGGAACCGTCGCCGCGCCGCAGCTAACGCACCAGGCATTGCGAACATCGGCGGTCTCTCCGCATCACAAGGATTGGGTATCTGATGGAAGACATTGATGACCTGGGCCACGTCTGGAGCAGCATGTCAGCCGACATCCACGATCTGGAGGAACGCTGTGAGCAGTACGCCGAGTGGACACTGCCGCACATCTGCCCGCGTGAAGAAACCAAGCATTCTGAGCAAACACGGGGCAACGTCGCTATCGGTGCACGTCTGGTAAACCACCTGTCAAACCGAGTGGTTGACACGATGTTTCCGAGTGACCGCCCTTTCTTCCGCCTACCTTTGAGCGCGGAGGCTCAAGAACGTCTCACCGCAGAGAACGCGGATGAACAGAAGATCGCCGAGTTTACGGCTGAGGTCCGCAAGGCCACCACGGCTGCCGAGCAGGCAGGTATGCGCAAATTGAACGTCACCAAGTACCGCCCTGTGGCGGTGTTGGCCGTGCAACACTTGTGTATCACCGGGAACGCGATGATCAATCGCCATGACGACGATACCCGCACTGTATACGGCATCAAAGACTTCCGGGCCAAGCGGGACATGAAGGGCCAACTGGTCAAAGCGATCCTGCGCGACGGTAAGAAGTTTTCAACTCTGCCCGAAGAACTGCAAATGGCTCTGAAGGAGAAGAAGTCCAAGGACTACCTACCGGAGACGCCGGTTACGCTCTACACGTACTTTTACTGGGAAGACAATCGTTGGCATCGTATCCAAGGTGTGGACAACGTGATCGTCATGAGCACAAAGCGCTCGTACGTCAAGAAGGACTTTCCTCTGATCGACCTGGTGTGGAACCTATCACGCGGCGAGGACTACGGCAGAGGCCTGGTGGAAGACTACTCCGTGACATTCCACAACGTGGACGTTACGACCCTGGCTATGATCGACCTTATCGGTATCGCCGCTGACTTCAAGTTCCTCGTCAACCCGTCATCGCAGATCGACATTGAAGAGTGGAATGACGCGGCTCGCGGTGCCTACATGCCTGGTATGAAGGACGACATCTCTGTCCCTGACTTCCCTAAGCGCATGGAGATCAGCATTATGGCTGAGGCCATAGCCAAGTGGGAACGCGAGCTTGCACAGGCGTTTCTCATGAACAGCGCCGCAGTGCGCGATGCTGAGCGGGTCACTGCCGAGGAAATCCGGTTCTATGCACGAGAGTTAGAGAGCGCTTTTGGCGGCTTGTACTCCCGGCTGGCTCTGGAATGGCAACAGCGTGAGGCGGAATACCTGGTCAGCCAGATCGACTTCGGAGACGATGCGGACATCAGCATATTCGACGTGGTGGTCACGACCGGGCTGGAGAGCTTGTCCCGGGAGGGAGAGCTTGACAACCTTCGGCTGGCTATCGCCGACCTACAGATGCTCGACGCCGTGCCGGAAGAACTGCGCGGAACCATAAATCCACAGAAGTTCGCTGAGTTTGTGTTTGGTAATCGTGGCGTGAAGACCACGGACTTCCTGTATACGCAAGCTGAGCTTCAACAACAGCAGGCTGCTCGACAACAACAAGAGCAAGCTGCACTGGATGCACAGACCAACGCTGCCGTGGCCCAGGAGGCCGGTAAAGCAGCCGTAAAGCAATAGAGGATTGATATGACTGAAGCTGAAAAACTTGCCGCCGCCAACGCTGCCGAGGATACTCCGAAGGATGATCCGAAACCAGCAGAGGGCGACGATCCAAAGCCGAATGAACAAAACCCCAACCTGGAGACAAATGACGATCCAAAGCCCGCAGACGGCTCTGATCCGAAACCAGCGGATGCTGAAGACGATCCAGCAGAGGGTGCTGACGATGGCGACAAAGACCTGGATACCTCTGTCTGGGGCGATACGGGTGACAAGGTAGGCAACAGCGTACTGTCCATGCTCCAGAACGGGGGCATGACGCCAGATGAAGCCAAGGCTATGATCTATGATCCGCTCAAGGAACATGGAGATGTGACCAAGCTGGACCAGAAGGCCCTCGCCGAGAAGATTGGTGAAGACCGGGCAGCGCTCGTTATGGCAGGCATCGAGAACTTCTCGGGCAAGATCGCCGAGCAGACCAAAGCGTCTGTGGAAGCCGTGCATGGCGTCATGGGCGGCAAAGAGAACTGGGATAAGGTTCTTCCTTGGGCGAAAAAGAACATCCCCGCAGACGCCCTCGGGGAGTACGCGGATATGATCGACCAGGGTGGTGCCAAGGCTCGCTTTGCAGCACAGGAAATCCTAGGCAAGTTCAACGCCGATACCGCCAACACATCCATCAATGGGTCATCAAGCACGCTCGAAGGCGACACGACGCCTGCCGACAGTGGACGCAAGATCACCGCAAAAGAATATGCCGACGAATTGAACAAGGCCCACAAAGGCAACGCCAAGAAGGCGGTGTTCGATGAAATCCAAGCAGCACGTGTGCGTGGCCGCAAGGCTGGCATTTAACATCGGGTCGCACCCGAGCAACCTCTAGCGCCCAGAGACAGCCTTCGGGTCCTCTCTGGGTTAGCGCCCAACTACCACCTATAGGAGACATTTATGTCAGGTATTAACATCCCATCCGACAGCGGCCACCTTTCTGATCAAGACCGCGCGGACATGATCGAGCACTTTGCTGGCACAGTTGACAGCCAGTTCGCAAAGCGTTCTATGATGCGCCAGTTCGTCCCTGTGAAGAACATCACGGGTACAGACACAGCCATCGTCCGCCGCGCAGGTAAGACAGACCTGACCGCGATCACACCAGGTGTACGTCCTGAGACGACCAACGTGAACTTCTCACGTGCTGCCGTCACTGTTGACACCGTGATCATCGCGCGTCAGAACCAGTCCTTGCTGAACGAGTTCCAGGCAGACTTCAACGTCCGCGCACAACTCGCAATGGACCACGGTAAAGAGCTTGGTAAGTTCTTCGATGAAGCGTTCTTGATCCAGGCGATCAAAGCTGCTGGCCAGACTGTTGGCGCAACACCAGACTTGAACGGCGCGTTCGGCGACGGTAAGGTTGAGCAACTGGCAGCAGCCGGTGACGAACTCGACCCAGACCTGTTGTATGCCCGCATCGCTGCGATCATCACACGGATGCAGGAAGAAGACATCGACACTGAAGAGTGCGCTGTGTTCGTCCGCCCAACTGAGTTCGACGTTCTGCTGAACCACGACAAGCTGATCGACCGCGACTTCAGCATGGATAACGGGGACTTTGCTGATGGCCGTCTGGCTACCATCAAAGGTTCGCCTATCATGCAGACCGCGCGTGTCCCACAGACCGCTGTGACCGGCCACCCACTGTCCAACGCGGGCAACGGTAACGCATACGACCTGACTGCGGCAGAAGCCAATGTCGCTGCGGTTGTCATGCACCCGATGTCCCTGCTGGCAGGTGAGACTGTGCCGCTGACATCGGACATCTTCTGGGATAAGACCGAGAAGCAATGGTTCATCGACAGCTACATGGCGTTCGGTGTGTCCAACCGCCGTGAAGACCTTTGCGGCGTAGTTCGCAAGGCCTAAGAGATCAATCCAACTGGCCCACTGTTTAATCGCAGTGGGCCATTTTTGTTAAGACCCTATGGGTGTCGGGCCTAGCGCGGCAACCGTGTCCTACGTGACTACACCATGAAGCCATAACGAATAGACACCCATTGGATTTTAACAGGAGCAAAACATGCTAACAGAACTTGATGCGATTAACAGCATGCTCGCGGCCACTGGCACTGCTGCTGTAACTGCTGGAAACACCAGCCACCCGACATACCGCAAGGCGAAAGACAAGCTGGACGAGGTGCGCGGCGACGTACTGAAACTAGGGTACTGGTTCAACACCAGCTATCCCACACTGCAACCAAACACAGATGCCCAGGTCGTAGTACCCAGCGGCACCGTCTCTGTGGACCCTGTAGACCGGACACTGCCTTATGTTCAGCGCGGTACACGTCTGTACAACCAGGACACTCGCTCCTACGACATTCCCGAGGCCGTTGAAGTGCGCCTTATAGAAGAACTGATCTTTGAAGAGATGGCACCCTCAGCCAAGACTTACGTTAAGGAGAAAGCCCGCTTCCAGTTCTATCTGGACCAGGACGGGACCGACCCTAAGCTCAGCAATTATCGCGCTATGGCGCAGCAGGCATGGGCGGAGTTCTATCGGGACCACTTGCGTAATCGCGACGTGAACTACTTCGACGGTCGTAATGCAGGCACATTCTTCCGCCGTAATCGCGGAACCAACTCACTTCTATCACGGAGATAACCATGACCGTACAAGGCACACTCGGATCGCTCTTGCAGGGCGTCTCTCAGCAGCCAGAACGCATCCGCGTGCCTGGTCAAGTCACAGAACAGGTGAACATGTACAGCGACGTGTCCACAGGCTTATCATCTCGGGCAGGTACAGATCGTGTATCTGTCCTTTCCAACGTAGACAAGGCCGTGCAATTCTCCGACATCCAGATCGAAGGGGAGCGCTTCATCCTGGGATACCGCGATGCAGAGCTACGCATCTGGGACACCCAGGGTACGGAGTTCAACCTGGTTGACGCGGGCATACAGATCAGCCCTTCCGCTGCTACATCAGCAGTTGCGTACGTGGGTGCAGACATGGAGTTCGCTGTTTACGACGACCAAGTGTACGTGTTAAACAGAGAGACCGTTGTGCAAGCTGGCAACCAGCAGAAGGATTACCCGTTTCGCGCTGCTGTGATCGAATGCCTGGGAGGGAACTTCTCTCGGACTTACACCATCAGCGCGTCAGTGTCACAAGCCGGTGGTGGTGGCGCAGTCGGCGTAGTGGCGGATTACGAGACGCCAGACGGAACGACAGACGGTGACGCAGCTTTGACCACACCAGAAGCGATTATGCAGAATTTGTTCGCGCAGATCGACCCTGTTCTGGAGATCGCGGGAGTTACGTCTGTGAACATCGTAGGATCAGCCATCGGGATCATTTCGGCGGCAGACGCTACGATAACAGTTACCGTTACTGACGGTGAAGGCGGAACTCTGCTGCGAGTTATCACAGACCGGGCAGATGATACGACCAGCCTACCCTCTGTTGCGTACCCAGGACAGATCGTTACCGTAGTGGGAGACGAGAGTGCTGACGATGACTACTACCTGGAGTATCAACTGGATAATCCTATTAGTAGCGTTATATTTGGTCGCCCCGGAGTGTGGCGCGAGACCTTGCGCCCCGGAGAGCCATCTGGCTTTGACATCCTGACTATGCCTCGACTGCTTCGCAGGACGGGCGCTAACCAGTTCACACTGTCAGGTGGCGACTGGAAAGATCGGCAGGTAGGTGACGAGGATAGCTCACCATTACCCAGCTTTGTGGGCCTTCCTATTCGAGACATCAATGGTTTTGAAAGCCGCCTGGTGTTCGTGGCAGGGCCGCACGTTATCATGTCGCGCACTAACGATGGAGCGAACTTCTTCCGGGAAACGGCACTATCACAGTTGAGCACCGACCCCATTGACATGACGAGTACTACGGCGGACGGATTTAATCTGGACCACATCGTTCCTTTCGACAGGGACCTTGTAGTGTTGAGTAATCCGGGCGAGGCTCAGTTCGTCGTTCGCGGCGGAGACCTGACGCCCAACACGGCTTCATTGGTGCTCACCACTGCCTACGAGATCAGCGGTCAGGCTGCTCCGGTAAACACCGGGCGCACGATCATGTTCCCTTTCAAATCTGGCAGGTTCTCAGGCATCAAGGAGTTCGTCACCAATACAGACGTTCTTACCAACGGTGCAGACACCCTCACAGAGGTGCAGAATAAGTACATCGTTGGTGAGGTGTCTCATATGTCGGTGTCTCAGAACTTCAACATGCTGCTTGTGCAGACCGACAACTCCGCTGTGTCAAACACAGTATGGACTTACAAGTACCTGTGGAGTGGTAACGAGCGACTACAGACCGCATGGTCAAAGTGGGAGTTCGATGCACCTGTACGGTACACGTTCTTCGACAACAGTTTAATCTACGTCATGACCACGGAAGGTGTGGACATCGTGCTGTCTGTCCTGGACCTGAACCGACCAGAGGATGATACCCTAGAGTATCACGTCACTCTGGATCAGAAGAGTGAACAGACGGTAAAGGCGAACTCAACAGTGCGCTTTGATCGGAAGGACTTGTCTATTGTTGTGAAGCAACGAAATAGCGACCCCGAGGCAGTGGGACTGGAAGTCACACCCGTTTCTGTGACGGAGAGTACAAACAGCACCTTCCCCGGATGGGACTATGATCTTTCTGGTATACTTGAACCCGGCGACATCGTTGTGGCAGGAACAAAGGTCACGCGGTACGTCGATCCGACTATGCCAATGCTGAAAGATCGCTCAGGCAGCACCAACAGCAGTGCCGTAATCAACGTGGTCCATTTCACAGTTCACTTGGAAGACAGTGGGTACGTGGACTACATATTTAATTCGCCGTACCGAGAGACGTACACCTACAGCCCAAACCGTTATCCACTGGATGACGAACCTCTGGACCCAGGACGGGACTTGCTTACGAGCAGTGCTGTAGAAGTGCCTTGGTGCGAGCGAGCGGACTACTCTAGTCTGCGTATATCCAGCGACGACATCCGCCCTACCACGATTATTGAAGTCGAGTGGCAGGGCTTGATCACAGGTTCTCGAAGGAGAGTATAATGAGCCTCATGTATGCCCAGATGGGCTTGCAGGCGTTGAACACTTTCGGTGCTTTCCAAAGCGCTAAGGTGCAGGCAGACATCAACGAGACGCTGCAAGACTACAACAACACGATGCAAGCCCTGTCTACGGCGAGGCAACTTAACACGATCAACAGCAACCAGATCGGTGTCCGAGACGCCGCTGCTCGAACTGCTCAAGACCTCATGGTCCAGTCATTGGAACAAGAGGCTAACGCAGAGGTAGCAGCGGCCAGCGCGGGCGTTGCCGGAGCATCCGTCAAATCCACCATGCGAGACCTACGGGGTTCTGCGGCGCGGGCACGCCATGCACGTGCAGCCACCCTAGCTGGACAGTACCGGGCCTTTGGTCAGGAGCGCAGCAATGTAGAGTTGGCCGCGATCTACCGTAAGGACGTAAGCGTCATACCGCAGCCGAGCAAAGCATCTTTGATGTTAGGTATCGCTTCTGGGGCACTAGACGTGTACGACAATCATCAGACACCCGGCGACAAGATCAGCAACGGCTCCTTGAGCCTTGGTCTTAGCCAGTAGGAGGAACCATGCAAGGACAAGAACGTCGCACAGCAACGCAAGACGGCCTTCGCGGGGCAGCCCAGGTACAGACGGTTCAATTGAACCCAGGTAACGTATCCGGTCCTGCTCCTGTGCAGGCTCCTTCGCAGACAGGCTTTGACGCACAGGTAACTCAGAGCTTGGGCCGGTTCGCCGGTGCCAAGTTGCAGGAAGCCGTGAACGTACAGCAACAGCGCTCATTCATGGACGGACAGATGGCAGCCCAACAGGGTAAAGCCTTCGAGGAAGTCGAGAT